GGCAGTGATCACGACCTTATCTAGCCCGATCCGCGGCCGCAGGACATAGTCTTGCCCCAAGCCGCCTGACCGGGAGAGCATCGCATACAGTTGTATGCCGATCTCTTCGTGCGCCAGCATCAGCTTCTGGCTGACGTCGATCCCCTCGACATTGGCAATGTTGAGGAGCTGCGAATCCTGCGCCGATAAGTCCTCGACGCTGGAAGGGGGACCGTCTGTGAACAGCGCCATGTTACACCCGGTCCTTCGTCAGCTTTCTGACTTCGTCCACTGACACCACTTTGAACTGCACCAGTTTGGCCGCGTCCGCTTCCAGCGCTGTCCGAATAGCATCGGCCTGCGCTTTGCGGAATGCCTTGGTCTCTTCGGGGGTCGCTTCCCGCGCGCTTCCCTCGGCCAGCATTTTGGCCGCCAGGCTCCGCGACACCTCGGTGCATACGCCCGGCTTGCCCGCGTTGTGCGGATCGATCCCTACCACCACCGGAAACCGGTCGATAATCTTGTTCTCAATCTCGCGAATCTTCTGGTAATACGCTCGTAAGTCCATTGCTATGCCTCCAAATAACTACGGGGCAACCCGAAGGCTGCCCCGCTCTCTGACTCCTGACTTTTGACTTCTGACTCCTGTCTTCTTCCTCCTTCCTACGTGTTCACCTGCACGCCCGAGCTCTTCCGCAACACGCCGCAGCCGTACAACACATCGACCGTGAACTGCTGCGCCAGCGTATTCGGCTGGTAGCTCATGACCACGCGCATGCCGAAGTTGCCCAACTCGGCGTACTCGGCGATCGCGCCCGTGCCCGGCAGCGGCTGCGGCAGCCGGCGAATCACCAGGCCCAAAGCGTCCTTCGTGAACGCCATGTTGTGAGTCGTCACCGGGCTGCTCCCCGTCTTCTGCACGAACTGCGAGCGGAACACGTAGAAGTCCTTGATCTTGCCGACGGACCCGTCGACCAGCGTTCGCAGACCGGCGTCGCCCGCCGTCTGGAATTCACTGAAGCGCGGAATCTGGCGCCATGCCGAGTAAGTGGCCGCGTCGACCACCATGAATTTGGGTTCGCTCGGCGGCACCTTCGCGAGGAACAGTGCCGTTTCCGCCGCGTCGATCACCGATTCCGTAATCGGAGTTCCCGGCGTACCGACCGGCGAGTTCGCGTCCAAGCCGGCATACAGGTTCAACAGGTCGCCTTCGATCTTCTGTGCGATCGCAGCGACTGCCGGCTGCATGTAGATCTTCAGCAGGTCCGGAACCGCCAGCACTTTGGTGATGTCCGGGATCTGGAAGGTCGCTTCCGCGTGGGTATTGAGCACGATCTGCGCGTTGCCCAGACTGGGATTTTGCGTCGTCACCGTGCCGCCTTCCAGGATGTTGTTAGCCACCATGGTGGGCGGAATCGGGACGTTGATCGTATCGCCGGCATTGGCCAGCGACGGTTCGTAATCCCGATTCACCAGGTTCCCCATCACGAGGTTCCCGACCAGCACGGGCAGCGCATCGGCCGCCACCAGTTTCACGATTGCATTCGCGACATTGCTCGAAGTAATAGCTGACATTCTTTCTCCTTAAGTGTGTTAGTTGATTGCGACCGGCTAACCGGTCTGATGAAGTTGCATCTGCGCCGGGCGGCGCGATGTTGGTCTGCCAGGCTTCTTAGAAGCCTTTGAGACTCTGCGACGCCACGCGTACGATCTCCTCACGTACGCGCTGCATTTCTTCCGCGCTCATCCCCGGACGAATCCGTTCGATGCTTACCGCGTCGTTCCCTGTCACCTGAGCCTTCAGGGTTGCGGTCATTCCGGTTCCACCGGGAATGCGCGCCGGCAAAAGTTCGGGGTTCTCGTTCACGAACCCGGTAAGGTATTCCTTCATGGACACCTCTCCGTTATCGCTGCGAGCCACGAACCTGCCGTCTTCGCTTCTCGCGATGCTGTCCTGCACCGCTTTGAATGCCAGGTCGATTTTCGCGACGCCCAGCCGCTGCAGTTCCGCTCTCACGGCCGAGCCGCGTTCTGCATCTTCAGCCGCTTTCCGGCTGCGCTTGTTTTCTTCCACCAACTCGTTCAGCCGGCGCTCCATCTGTTCCCGGCGCTTTCGCTCTTCCACTAACTCCGCCTTGTAAGCCGGTTCATTCTTGGAATGCTCATTCGTCACGAACTCCTGGACTGCCTGTCTTACGATGGCTTGTATGTCGAGTCCTTCCATATACCTCCTATGAATTGGACGCACGCGTTACGCTGCGCCGTCGATCTCTTCCGTAACTTGGTTTTTAACCTCCTGCCTGGCGTCGCTCAGGTACTTCAGCGCCAGCCGTTTGAAAATCTGTTTCCGCAGCGTCACCGACCCGATCCCCAGTTCCAGCAATTTCCGGGCATCGTCCAGTTCCATGCCGAATTCGTTGATGTCGAACTCATCCAGGCCCGACACCTGGATGGTCAGGCTATCCTGCCGCGCCGCGGTGATGGCCCACAAAACCTCTCTCATGGACTCCTTCACCATCGTGCCCAGCGCCCGCAGGACCTCTTCCGTAGTGCCGAAATCCAGTTGTTTGCTGAGTCCCGACTGGCGCTCCGCCGTCCCGCCTGCCTGGTTCATCAGGTAGCAGACACGGTAGATCTCGTCTTTCAGGCTGTCCAGGTTGTCCGCCGCGATCTGGTAGACTTTGCCCTCCGGCTCGGTCCAGCCGAATCGATCCCCGGCGCCTAACTGGATGTAATAGGATTCGCCGACCACCTGGTTCCACTCCTTGTCGGAGTAAACCACCGGCGTCGCGAATAACCCCATTGTGAGCGCCCACGAGAGCGCGTTCGACTTATTGAAATGTTCTAACTGTAGCAGCGCGGCTTTGTTCATCAGCCACAGCCCATCCAGGATCTTGAGCTGGAACACCGGCACCCGCCGCAGTGCCGCCAGCGCATGCCGTCCCTCGTCCACCAGTTCGATCGGACTGTCCTCGCCCGCCTTGCGGAAGATCTGGAATGTCTCGCGATCATAGTAGACCCAGCGGGTCTCCTTCTCCCACTTCGCATCCGTAACCTTGGATTGCTGCAGGCATTGTGTCCGGACTACGATCCATTCCAGCGCGCCAGTCTGGTCGTAATTCCAGTTGATAACCTCGTCAGCGTCGTAGCTCATCAGATACGCCCGCGACATGCCGGCCGCATCTTCCTCCGCCCGGCTGAGGACAGCCCCATTGACTCGTGGAAAGTCGACCGCCACGTAACTGCTGCCGCAGACCATCGCGTCGACGAATCGCTGGCGGAAGAACTCGCTCAAACTGGTCCCCTTCAGGTCGCAGTTGTGAGCCAGCATGGTAAAGAACTCCTTCGCCGCGCTGTCATTGCCGTCCAGTATGTACGAAGGCTCGCGGTGCATCAGGGTGGCCGCATACCAGTCGATGATGGAGCCGATGTAGTTCTGGTAGAACACCCGGCTGAGCCGCTCCAGAAAAATCTCGCCGGGCTCCCTGTGCCTCCGGACCAGGTATTCCGGCGCGCGATCCCGCAGTTGCTCGCCGCCCGCGTAGAGATCCTTGTACTTCTTCCACATCGCCTTTTGCGCGACGTATTCCGGGTGCTCCCGGTTGATCGTCTGAGTAATCACAACATTCTCCTTGGGCGGCCGCCGATGCTGGCGCCCGGCTGATATTCCTGCCATAAGAGATACCCCAGGGCGTCGGATAAGTGCGTCCTTGCCCGGTCTTTCTCTTTGTCGATCGAGTTACTGTCCTGCTTATAGGACACCTGCTCGAAGTCCTTAATCAGTTCCTTGCACCTGGGGTCCACCAGCAGACCGACGTCGCGGGTCGCCGACCGCAGCTTGGAATTGGTGAGGTTGATTCTGTCCCTCACCAGTGGATTCGATTTCGGGACCTCGTACCGGACCGCCAGATTCGTGCTCGCCGCGAAGTATTCGCGGATCATCTGGTAGTCGGTCGATCCGGTTGTCTGCTGCTGATTGCCCGACGCATCGCCGTAGACCACAACTTCGGCCTCGTGATTCCCGAACCGTTTGAGAAACTCCTCACAGGCGTCCCTCGTCGTCGCGTTCCGGATGACGATTTCATCCAGCACCAGCACCTTGCCGCCGGACCTTTGGGCGACCAGCGAACTCATCGGGTCGACGTTGAAATCCAGCGCCCACAACAATGGAATTCGCCGATCGGCCTGCAGCGGCCGGACGTTCTCGTCTCGAGAAAACGACGAGTAGACTGTCCCGCCCGTCAGGCTGAGATATTCGCCCAGCACCTCTTGGCGGTAGAACTTATCGTCGTAACTCGTTGCCAGGTTGCTGTAAAAGGTGGGCACCTTCTCCAGCAGGTAAGTGTTTTCGTTCGCTTTGGCCCGGACGGCCGCGTAGCCGTCCGGTTTGTCCAACGCGATGAACTTCCTGTAGACCCAGTCGAACCCCTTGGGCGTCCAAACCGCGAAACCGCATAGTCGCGTCGCCTTCGGGTCCCGTAACCGGCCTTCCAACCGGAGCCACGATTGCTCCGGCGTGTAAGTCAACTCGTCTAAACCGAACCATGCCAGGTTCGTGCCGCGCAGCCGTTCAAATTCGTCCACGGCTCGCAGCAGAATTCTCGATCCCGTATCCCGGAAAACGATCGTGTTCTCCGACTTATTGTGTTCATAACGCAGTTCGGTGCCGTCGAGTATCTCACGCAGCGCCGTCAGCGTCGCATCCCGTAACATCGGGTAAGTCGGTGCGCCCAGCAGGCCGGTGCGGCCCGCGTTCACCACACTCAGCTTGATCGCTTCCTGGCACAGCGCCTGGCTCTTTCCGCTGCCGATTGGCCCGGAGAAACCTTTGAACATCGCTGGACACTCGTGAAAGGCCCTTTGCGATGGGAGCGCCCGGTACGGGATCTTTAGTTGGTAGATACCTCCGTCTCCGACCATTGAATCCTCGTCTCCTCGGGCCCTTTGGCCGTCTCCATACCTTGTACGGCGTCCCAGACCTTCATAAGGTCGCCGGTCGTCGGCTTGAACTCCTCGCTCATTACCTTGTCCTCGATCTTCTCGAGCATCGTAGTGAACACGGTATGAATCCTGACGGGGTTGTTGATATCCGCCCAGTTATCGCAGGCTTTGCATTCGTTCGGCAGAGTAATGATGTTATTTCCGTTTGGCAT